GTTCAAAGTAGTCATGGGTGAACCAGTTGGAAGTATCGGAGATTTAAACTCTATAATGTACCTCTGTGACTCGAGTTCCACGGAAATAGGCGACTTGTAAGTCTTATATATCGCATCAGTTATAAAAGGCGGGGTTCCCAACCAACGCATCACGTTCAATGCGTTCATGAGGGGGCCCACCCCTTGTGACTGATCATACATACTAAAATCCGTTTCAACTACGACAAATCCGTCGGGGGTTTTCAAGACCGCAAGAGAATCATCTCCCGCTGCCATCACCATAAAATCCCAGACATCCAAATCCTCCATAGACCTCACAAAATCCGCCAGTTGGTGAGCATTGCGTCCCGAACCCCACACAGGTATGAACCTTTCCCCCCTGCGACCTACAAGTGTTGCCACTCGGCCGGCCGGTAAGTGTTCCTCCAACACCTTAAGGGTTTGCCAATATAACTTCAGCTTAGTGGTAGCTTCATTTATATAAGGTCCAAACATAGTGGTGACGTTAGCTCCAGTGTCCACAATCACTCTGGGTTTATCCTTTGAAAATGGTAAAAATTCATCATGTTTGGCATGAATCTGAGAATTTTGCCTGTGTAGAACCTCATTCACACACGCCTGCAAATCCCAACCCAAACCATCAAAAACTTCCAACACTTTACGATACAACCCAGCCTTCTGTCTGTCAAGTTTGCTCTCCACCCACGCAGTCCAGGTCGGTCTGTTGAATGCAACATTCCAAGCTGAAGTTTCAGGGTCACATTGAGCGACAGCGTAGAAGACAGGATGGTCTTGGAGATTTACTTCCGCGACATTATATGTCTTCAACACATTGACAAACTTACCATTGATGACTTTGCGGAGTATCCTCCACGCAGTCGCCTGATCTTCCCAAGGCTTCGGAGGAGCCTTCCAGTATCGACCTAGACACGCCGCGGTAGCTGCGGGGTTGGCCTTGCCGGCTAAGGGCGCATAGAATGGGGCTCGAAAACCAGAGTGGAAATAAACCAACTCCTTTCTTTCAGTTGTCCATGGGTCTCTATGTCCCTTAGGGGTAACAATCGGAAATGATGGCTTAATAGTAAAACCCGGGCGCATGTTTCCCTCTTCAGGCTGAATAAATTCAGCCCGTTTCAACACGGGAAAGCTATGAGCCACTATACCATTGCTATTAGCCAAACCTATAAATGTGCGCACCGTCTTGTCCTGGTTAGGCACATAATCTACTCTGCCATCCACCACTTCACTCCATGATGCAATGTCGTCCCTTGTCAGTGGATTATCAACATGTAGATCTGCGCGAGCTCCAGAAATCCTACGCTTGACCCCTTCTATCAACTTGGTAACTAGGGAACTAGCCTTACCTCGAAGAAAGATTATCAAAGCGATCAGATATACGTATTTACCAGTCTTCCACAAGAAGGCTATACGATTAGAGTTCACGGGAAATCCATGAATGATCATCCGCCGATGCAAAAAGGGTGCCAAAACACCATGTAGCAAAGCGGCAGCATATACAACTTTGACGAAAGGAAAGGAAAGGAATCTCGCCCTTCCTTCTTCTATATGATTAAGTTTCGTCAAAATTGAACCAAAAGATGAACCAGTCGACCTGACTCCCACTGTGACACTAGCTTGATGGCGAATGTATAAATGGAATGCAGATACGGCGGTCCCTAGTTGTATCAATCTCTCGAAGTCAGCTAGTTGACCCCGAGGCAAATCAGCATAAAAAGGAGACTCTCTCACCAGAGGACCCACTTTCGCTATAACCTTATTGACCAAGAAGGAACCAGGTCTCATTGATGCGATATCGTTGAAAACCTTGTCCCTAATTGCCAAATCGACAGCGAAATCATAAAATAAACCCTCGTTGAGATCCAGAGTTGGAGCGACGTCCATCAACTGGGCGCGCTCAGACATAAAATAAGAACCCAAATCGTTCTCAACTCTGAGTTTCTCGGATATGACGAGGGGATGGACTGATATAAGAGGAGATTTGGTGTTCCTCTTCAAAATAAAAAACCAGCCATCAGAATATAAAATTTCCCATCCTGCAAACATAGCAGGAGTGAGAACATGCAAAGGCACCAATTTACCCAAGGGTGAGCCAGGGGGGTGCCACATAAATTCTCCGCCAGGTTTGAGACCAGCGGTGTAAGCTATATCGCCTACATTTCCATAAATAAGGCCAGTGACATTCATCAACCTGCCTGCCCAATATTTGGCGGCTTGTGCATCTAAACATGCCTTGGCTTTTGCCCGAGGAAGGAGCCGGGTTTTCCCTAGACTAGTGATAATATCACGCACGTCTGAGGTAATAACCGCCAACTCTTCGGGATCGATGTGAACCACACCGGTGCCCACAACTTTATTGGAAGTGGTATCACTCAATGAGCTCACCTCGATTATGCTAGGTGATGGGGATGGACAATCGCGCCGGGGAGGCGGAGGTGTCAACTTTATAGGGCCGAATGCCGACACATGGGGTTTAGCCTTCGCAGCTCGGCTTGAGTCCTTAGAACCTTTCTTGCTTGCTGAAAGACGTCGGGGTTCGCTTGGACGAAGGCCCAGCTGGGGAGGGGTGCCGGGGGGGGGGGGGGGAGGAGGGCATCTTCCAGCCTTTGGAGTTCCGCTTCGCCGATCTGGGATCTCAGAAGATGGGGCAAGTTCTGAGTCAGGGATAAGGCTTCTTGCTGGGCATGCACCATTTTCTCTTGCCACTCCTTCAGTTTGGAGCCCACCGCTGGGTGGTAAGAGGGTTCTGCATGCGTAAGCAGGGGAGTCACGACCTGATAAGTCAACGACGAAGGGCGGATCCATACAGGGGGGAGATCCAGGGGGGGTAATAGGGGTAGATGGACGCGCAACTCTAGCGGCACTGCAAACGGTGCTTCCTGATCGAGACCAGCCAGTTGGCGGAATTTCCAGGTGAGCATCGTCTGGGTGCGAGTAGGGCACGTAGCGTGGAGGTTGTCCTTCAATAGGCGGACAAAGCTCATCAAAGAGCGGCCTAGGGTTGTCAGGGGGGGGACTGATTGACGCATCGTTTCGCTTAACTGCCGCCGGCGTTTTAGCACCAGGGTGAGAAAGACCAGCAAACAAAGTGTCTTTGCTGCCACGAGAGCGACGGGCTTTCCGAGTGCGACCTGCCACAGGGCTTCCAAATTTGGAAGGTGGGGGTTGCTTTGGGAAGCTTGGTCGAAGGATCTTGGCTGCCGAAAGAGGCAACTCAGAAAATCCATCAACGTCGAATTCATCATGGGAGTCATAGGACATAATTCACTGGGAAACGGA